CCTGAAGTCTTCGTCTCGCATGTAAGATCTTTATAACCAAGATCAATAGGGTTATGTTTAAATGTCATATCAAATTTCCTGAAATGTTAATGCTCTAAAGCATTGGATATAGAAGTCTTTAATCTCTCCACGATGTTCCCAGCATATACCTAATGGCACGTAGACTGGCGAGACAATAAGAAAGAATGCTCCTATGAAAAAATCTTTAATTAGTTCTTTATTCATGATGTTACCTTTAGTGTTATAAATTTGCGTCTTGCTTTATCAAATTTCATTGCATTCTTTAATGTGATTACAGTATCAGCACCAGGCAGTTTATAACCAACCAACTTACCCTTAGCGTTTAAGAAGTAAGTATGATTAGGTTGGTTATATTCACATTCAGTCCACTTTGTAATTTCTTTTAAAGCAACAACTGAGCCATCAATTAGTTTCATAGATATAAAGGTCCTGTCCATTGTACAGTATATTCCTCAAAGATATTACCACGAGCCTTGTTAGTGGCTGGTGCAGCCCATGATGCAGGTTTAAGAATATCGCCACGTTTGAATTTGTCACCATCTTCTTTAACAACAAATCCCCATACACTTCCTTTGTTGATCAACTTAACGTATTTTCTACCACGTGTATTGATCGTAAAATTATCAGTATATTCTTTTAATCGTTCTTCATAGAACTCATCATCATTAAATACGCCACGCTCTCGGCTGTCACATAAAGCTTTATAGTCAGCAATTGCTGTACGACGTAACTCTTTGATTTGAGTATCAAAGTCATTAAAATCAGCAAGGTTTTGTTCGCCATCTAGTAAAAATCGAGTTGCCATAATATAAGTCCTGTTTGATTAATTTATAAGATTATTATATCACAAGCAGAGGCAGTTGTAAACGATTATTTTCACTTTATTTAGATCATTTTGTTATAAGGCTTATAACTAAAAGTTATATCTGTACATAACTGGATATGACATACTTTGGACCTGAGATTGGAGTACAACCCTTATGAGGATATTGCCACGTGGGAGGGAAGCATACGACTGAGCCAGCTTTAGGCTTTACTGACATATCTTTAAACAATGTTTCACCACCTTCTTCTACATCGTTTAAATAGAAGAACATTACAAGAATCCTTTTATTTGTCTCTTTTGTAGTAGCGTCACAGTGCCAATCAAATATACCTTCATTGGGTTCGTAACGTTTAATTCGTGGTTGTTCGAATGCACTGGTTTGCGGAAAGAATTCACGGCCTCTAGAATATCTCTGGTATATACCACTCATAAGCTGAGATATTTGTTGAGTGTATTCTTTAAACTTTGCTGATTCAAACATATTGATTTCGCCAAAATCATATGCTGGAGTTTTCATATGCTTAGCTTCTGATGAATCGTATAACGAAATAAAGTGATCACAAGTTTGCTTAGAAATAACACTCTCATAAACTTCAATATAGTCAGACAACCTCCTGATACTCATGAATTCTTTACGCCAATTATATAGTTTTCGGCTGAGCTTTCAGCATAGTGAAGACTCTTATTAGGATAAAACTCATCACATTGAAAGACTTGCTTTTTAAAGAAGCGACAACCATAGTGCATTTTGCCATGAGCATCAACCTTCTGGAATATCTGAACCTGTCTTTCCATTTTAGGGGCAGTGTATATATCAATTATTTTGTCGATATATATCATTACGTTACTTTTCATATTATACTTTCTTCCTATTAACGTCGGTTTGTCCATCCTTAGGTCTTGCATCTTGAGCCATGTTTCCTCTGAATCCAGTCTCGATTGATCTGAGTCTATACATGTCTAAATCTCTTCTGGCTTTAATTGCCATTCTCACGGACTGTAGTTCTTTATCTCTCGAAGGACTGTTAGACATCTTAAGCTTTCTTAATACGATATCATATAGACTATAACATTGCCCGTCACTTAAAGGTCTAACCATGCTAATTGCTTCAGCATCATAGTTTCTGGTATCTTCGTAATCTTTCCACTTACTCATAACTTACCTCTATCAACTAATTCTTTTGTCATTATAAAATCTCTTACGAGACCACTACGAACGATGTCTTCAAATCCAAATTCGATAATATCAAATGATGTCATATGCGATAGTATCTTAATGAATTGATTAATGCCTTCTTTTTCAATATTCTTTGTAAAATCTGATTGGTAGTAATCACCACACATTACGAACTTTGCATCAGTACCGATACGAGTTATAATAGAACATAGCTCATGGTAGTTACAGTTTTGAGATTCATCAACAATTACGATGGCATTATTAAATGTTTGTCCACGTAGGTATGATGTAGTCATAAACTCTACAGTCTTTAACTGAGTAAGCTTGTTCCATGCATCACCATCATCGAATAAATCATTAACGATTACTTGATACGGTGCAGTGTAAGCAGCTTCTTTTTCATCTTGGCTTCCTGGCAAGAATCCCATATCTCTTGTAGGTACTGCTGAACGAACAATGATAACCTTATCGTACGGAGTCTCTTTATCCATTACATCAACTAATGCAAGATATAGAGATACAAAGGTTTTGCCTGTTCCTGCAGCACCAGAGATACTTAAATTTTGTCCATCGCTGTAAGCTTTAAATACTTCTTCTTGAGTCGACGTAGCTGGCTCTAATGTTTTTAAATGTTCTAGGCGTAAACGTTGTGGTTTATTCATTTGGTATCTATCGTACAGTGTTTAGGATCTGATCCCTTTTTAATATTTTTAAGCACATCATTGAATCCATCTGAAACCTGGCTAATGCCGCTTTTATGACCACCTACTATTTTAGATGGAGTGATCACTAGAGACATGTTTGGATTCTCTTCAAGGTATGGTTTTTGTTCAGCCATACGCATATGCTTTTCGAATACTTCACCAGTATCGTTATTTTTAAATGTGTAAATCATGGTAGTTGATATAGTCCTTTTTGTTCAGTTTCTAAAAACCAAGTTGGTGTTTGACGGGTTGTCCATACTGCAAAGTCTTTCTTTTCATTCTTGTAGTAATTACGATAAGCTATAACTGGATCTTTATGTTTACAATAGTCTGGCATACACTGTGGAAATTCAGTAAGACCAACATCATCGATATTACTTGGTGAAGCTTTAAGTAACGTTCTTAACTTACGATCAGTCTCATGGATTTTACCATAGCGATAAGTATACTCATCACATAATGCAACGAATAATTTATAATGCCAATTGTAGTTTTGTTTTGATTGCCTTGTCCATATAGTAGACGGATGATTTACGTGTACACCTTTATAGAATAAATCATTATTCTCTTCTAAGCGCCAACGTTTGATACGACGGCCATTCTTTGTCCTATCTTGATATTCAGTACCATCGAGAACACGATGTGTTGTTGATAACATTTGAGCAGCTTCGATAATCATCTTTACGACATGTTTATCGCAATGCTGTTCGGCGGATTTTATTGGTGATTTGTTTAAAAAAAATATATTCATAATGTATATTATACCACAGTTCTAATGAAAAGTAAACCCCTTTATGACATTATTTATCATAAAGGGACTACTCTAGATTTTACCACCTCCTTACTTATGATGCATACCTTAATTGTTCAATATACTCATCCAGATAATCGATCTTCTTTTGCATCTTAAATGCTTTATCTGACTTTCCCTTTTTCAACAGCCGTTCTCGATAGTATGTTGCTTTGTTCCTATCTTTCTTCAACCGCTCGATCTCTTGTAACCTCATATACGATTTCTCCATATAGATTAATTTGATCATGATATAGGTATTTAAGCTAGGATCCTCCTTTTTACAGTTGGTTAATAGATCACTTTTGAATAAGAGTTGGGAATGCTTCGGAGACTAATTTTAAGGTTACCCCTTTATATTTTCCAGTCAACTTCTTATCTTTCATTAATATTAATAGTTCTGCTTCTTCTGGAGTTACTTTCTCCAAAACTTTGATGAACTTAAGTTCCCTAACACTTGCTTGTAAAGCATCACCTTCATATCCTTTTGCAAAGAATCGATACTCACTAGACACAGAACCAAAGCCTAGCTTAGATTCTTTATTAGGAGTATAAGGAGGTGAACCCTTAGGTAAATTAAATTCGAGAGATTTGTCAAACGCACCTTTAAGAAAGGTCTTAAGTTGACGTGATTCGTTCGCTATTAAAAATTCTTTTTTCTTTACAGCCGTTTTAATCTTAGCTATTTTCTCAAAGAATTCATGTAGTTGTACTTCGTTATCCATTGTTATAAAACTCCTCGACACATTCAATCAGTAAACTGCATCGCTTTTTAATTAAATAATTCAACACTTTCATTTGCATTGGCTTTTTAGTGTTATCAAAAGTATTTATAATCTTTTCATACACTGGTTTAGGTATTTCACTTAAATCGATCAGAGTCTTATTACGTTGATAATTACGATATAACTCTTCACTTAATACCTCTTTTAAGTTCTCTGCATTATCCAACCACTCTTCAAGTTGCTTAGCACTCACTGGAGTCTGTCTTACAGAATCAACGAATACATTATCTCCTGACTTGACGTTAGGAATACCATCACCTTTATCACCTTTCATGATATGATTAAAACGATAGATATGCGGATTCTTATCAGTTACTTCTTTCTTTTGCATAGGACTAAATTGTGATACATCATTAAAGCGATGTAGTTGAATAAAGTCTTTATCGGATGAGATGATTTTAATTGGTTCACCTTTACCGAATTCTTGAGCTTCTAAAGTAAGAGCACCAATGACATCATCAGCTTCACAGCCTTCTAGATGAATAACCTTATAAGGTAGATTCTCTTTAATCTCATCTCGTACTAGATTTAGAATACGAAAGATTTCAGGCCAATCGGTATCAGACTGTTCATCTCTACTTTTTTTACGGCTAGCTTTATATTGAGGAAAGTATTCCTTTCTCCATGTATTCATACCATCACAGCATATAACCATTTGACCATACTTTTGACGATACTTCTTATTGTACATACGAATACTGTTAAGTATCATATGTCGTATCATCTGTTCATCATTTAGTTTTTGCACTATAATGTTCGATAGCGCAATTTGATTATAATCAATCAATATCATTTTCGTCACTCTTTTCAGTTAATAATTCTTTTAGTTCTTTACCTAGCTCTTCCAACTCAGCATCAAATTCAGCATCATCAAAGTCACCCATGAGTTCGTCTAATTTAGTGTTAGCATTATCTAGATCTTCTTGGAATGGATGTTCCATACCCTTATAACGATAGAATGTTCCAGCAAGCATATTAACAACTGCTGACATGTCTTTCATTTCATATTTATCTGGGTTAGTAAAATCCATGTCTTCAAAGCCATCGATAAATTCATTACCGCGTATAGCTTGATCCATGAGTTGAAAACAATATTGTGCTAGTTCAACACATTCTTCTTTTTGAATTTCGATACGATCGTCTTCTTGGATGACATGATCGATCTTTTCATCGATGACTTGCTTTAATCGTTCTGAGGTGGGGAATTGTATTACATTGGACATAGTATTAACCTTTACTAATCATAATTTAATATATATTATAACATACTTTTGGACAAATGTAAACTACTTTTTTAAGTTTTTTACTGATGGTGCACCAATCTTACATCCTATGAAGCCATTATAGTAGTCATCAGTCAGAAGGACATCCCTGTCAAACTGCTCCTTGGCTTCCATGTATGCACATTCTCCTTTGGTTTTACACAAGTGAATGATCTCTCTTTTAAAATGACTAGAGCCATCTTGATTGATATCTTCATTAAGTGAATTAGATGAACCGAAATAAGTCTTCCAATCCGATTCAACTAAGGTCTTCTTCCTTCTCTTTCTGGTCTTAGTAATCCCTAAGGTTTTCTTAAACCAAAAGAACTTCTTACCAACATACATCTTACCAGTTTGCTCATTCGTTATAAGATACACAAACCCGTAATAGTCGTCAGAACTAAAGTCTTGAGGAGGAACATATTCTTTATCATTATATAACCACATGTATTATATATAAAAGAACCGGCGCGTACATTATGTATTGCAGAGGCGCCGGCCGTGTTAACTAGTCATCAAAGTCAAGCTCTTCAATATGGTCTTCGATTGGTTCACCACATATAGGACAAAACTTAGGATCATCTTCTTCACATGATACACGTGATTTATTATAACACATAGGACAATCTATTTGTTTTATAGTACTCATAATAGACTGTCGATCGTTGTTTTAAATTGATCAAACGTTACACTCGTGCCGTTAACAGATATCTGTGGAAATGTCTTTGCATCTGGAAATATTGCGAATAATTCTTCTCGAGTAAAGTCTACGTCTAATTTCT